AGATCCCCGAACTGCGCGATCGGCATGACCACGGTGTCCGCGATCTGCGTCCCGAGGCTGCCCGACAGCACGCCGGTCAGCAGCCCATTCACGAACGCGAGAATCGCCTGCGGGGTGGACAGTGCGAAGGTGGCCGCGGACGCCGCGGACGTGATGCCCGTGGTGTTGAAGAACCCCTCGATCCCCATCTCAGCATTGCCAATGAGGGCCGTGCTGTTGACAAGGGTTTCATATGCCATGCGGGCCGCGTTGGCCGATTCCGTCGGCAGGTTCAGGTTCAGTTGTGCAGCCGCACCGATCTCCTCGATCGAATACGAATACATCACCCCCGCCATGTTCACGGTCTGCTCGAACTTGCCCGACGTCACATCAACGCGCGGGATATCGTCGCCCTTGCCGTTGATGAATTTGGCGCGCCCGACAGAGTCTTGCGTGAAGAACGTGACAGACGCCGCGAACGGATTCGCCGACGTGTCCACTTGCATCAGACGCGGGTAGAGGATCGTCGGATACGGCTTGCTCAGAACCTCGGCTTCGATGTGGGTGCGCTGTGAAACGACGAAGCCCAGTGCGGCGGGCGCGTCCATGATCTGCGTGTGCATTTTCTGTTTTCCTTACGGCAGATAGACGCGAACAAGATCACCGATCTCGCCAGCCGTCTCGAATTTCGCACCGGCGATCGTGGTGGCCAGGTTGTGACCGATCACGCCGGTCGCGGCGGTGAACGTGACGGGGTTTGCCACGGTGACGGCGGTGGAGGCGATCACCCACACCGTCCCCTTGCGCAGAATGCCCGCCATTTCATCGACGATGTATTCATCATTCGCGCGGCTCTTGTCCGCGACTGCGATGCCCTCAAAGCCAACTCCGCCGAGGCGAACCGTGCCCTGCGTGGTGCCGCTGGCGCCGACCGCGCGCCCGAACGGGATGACGGCGGTCGTGACGCGCTTGGAAGCAACGTCCTTGACTTGCTGGCCCTCGGCGACCATTCCGGCGTAGCCAAGGGGCATGGCCGCAACGGCGGCCCCGAATGCGTCTTGAATCGGCATGATTACGCTCCTTTGCCAGCAGAGTTCAGATAGGCCGTGCTGAGGTTCTTGACGTAATCGGCACGAGCATCGGTCACAACAACCACGCCCGTCTTGAGCGCATCGGCCACCGGATCGCCTTTGGCCGCGTCCTCTGACAGGATGTCAAAGCGCGCGTCCACGTAGGCCTCGGATTTGCCGGTCAGGGCCGCATCACCCAATCGTGCCACGACAGCGGCGCGGCGGATGGCGGCGTCGGACAGCCCGGCCGTCGCAAGATCCTTGGCGATCGCTTTGGCCTTGCCGATCAGGTCGGCGCGGGCCGCCACCTTGGCGTCAAGGTCGGCATCGGACAGGACAGACTTGGCCATGGTCGCCAGTTCAGCATCCTTGGCCGCCAGTTCGCCGTCCTTCTTGTCCATTTCCTTCTTTTCAGCAGCGGTCATGTCGGTGATGGTTTTTTGCAGCTTTTCAAGCGCTTGCGCGCCTGCATCGGTCGTGACGACGGAAAGGCCGTCGATCAGGACCGTCCGCGTCTGAATGGCATCGGCCATAATTGCGTCCTTTTCGTCTGTGATGGGGGATGCGCCCCACCGCGCAATGGCGTCACCGATGCGGGCCATTGGCCCTGCACGTCCGGCGGCCACAATGGCGATATGGTTGCCGATGATGCCGGTCTGTCGGGCTTGGTAAGGCGTCCCGTCCGGCGCAATCCCGTCGCCCCAGACCAATTCGGACACGTAACCCACGCTCAACTCACGCTTGCCGTCCTGCACTTTTCGGATCGTGGCGGCGTCGGTCAGCTTGATCCCGATCCGCAAATACTCGCCGTCGCGCAGGACTTCCTCGTTCGTGGTTCCGACCGAAACCATGCGAGCCGTGTCAGCCGTCACGAGATCGGCGGGGTGATCATCAGTGACCGGCAGCAATCCAAAGGTTTGGAGGCTGGACTTCAGGAACACCTCAGATTCGTCGCGGTAAACTGTGACCCGGTCAAGGTCGGGCCGGTTCAATTCCGCGCCGAGATAATCTTGCGTTCCGATCCGGGCGGTGCGGACGTTTGCGACCAGATACCCCTCGTCGGTGATCCGCACGGTGTCGAGCGAAGCGACGTCTGTGAGTTTCATTCGTCCGCTCCTTCGCCGTCAGTGAACTCGGCCACTCTGCCCTCCAACCCCGGAAATGCACCGGACTCGGTCAACATGTTCACGATTGTAGCCGCAATCGCTTCTTGTGGCAAGATGTCCATATCATACAGCACTTTTGCGCTGTCAACCAGAACCTTGCCCATGTCGGCCCGCTCTTTTGCGCTAACCTGGAACAGCGGGCGCCACGTCCAGTGCAATTCAGGAGGGCGATCCCCCAGCGCTGATCGGATCAAACACTCGTTGAGGATTTCCATTGCCGGATCAAGTTCCAGCGTTTGAATAACCCGAACGCGGTCGAAATAAATTTTTTCATCGCCTTGGCCCGTGGAGTTCATTCCCGCAGCAGCAATCCCAAACAGCCGCGTCATAGGAATGCCAGCGGACGCCGCCACCATTTGCATGAACCGGTCGATGATATCGGGCAGCGTGGCAAAGCTAGCGGTTTTCTGATCGTATGTATCCTCAGAATCCATCAGCAGCGCGCCGTTGATCCCCTTGCCACGTGCGGTCAGGCTTGTCCGGGCCAGAACCATTGCCTCGTATGCAGTGCCGCCCGAACGCAGCCCATCGTTGAAGCCGTTGATGCCGATCACGTCAACTTTCGCCTCGAACACCAGCGATGCGACGTTGGCGATGGTGGCGTCAAGGTTCCGCACGGCGCTGATCGTGGCGTTCAAGGTGCTGTCGCCCCATCCAGGGTGTGCCGAATACCGATCGTCCTGCACCTCCTCACCAGTGGCAATGACGAGCCGTGAGGGGTGGATATCCACCGATGCGCCCGTGGCAGGATTGATGCGATAACTGACCGGCATGCCAAAGCCGGGAAGCCGAGGGTCGCGCTGGATTTGCCCGGCAGTGACTTCAGAGCGGTTGAGAACGGCCAGATATAACAGCCCGCCCTTGCCGATCTTGGCAGGGTCCAGCGGTTTCGATGCGTCCAGGTCGCGCGTGCCGATGTAAATTGCGGCGCCCCCGAACAGCCTCGCGCGCTTCAAATTTTGCATCGTTTTGCCTTGCAGCCCAAGACGCTTTTCCTCGGCCTCCAACGCGGTGATCTGTTCCGCATCAGCCTGCCATTCCCGCCATTCGCGGGTTGAGTCCTCGGCGGGCAAATCCACCACGTTGCGGGCGACAGCGCTTGTGCGATACATTGCGACAAGCTGATCATCGGCAATCGTGGTGTCAAAATAATGAGTGTGGGATGCCTTGTCCCGGTCAGTGCCGAGATTGGCGACGATGTTCCGCAGGCCGTCCATGATGCTCATATTGTTCCAGCCCACGAATTATTTACGCCCGCGATCATGTCGAACGCACGGGTCGCGGCGTCGATCTGATCTTTGAATTTGCCCATCGGGAACGTCGCGGCCTCGTCCAAGAAATCACCATTCCAATCGCCTGCCACAATGTCCACGTTCCCGGCCTCGACCTGTGCCGCGAGGGGCATTGCGCGGGTTTCTTTATCCCCCGTCTCGACGCTTGACGTGTAGCTATACCCCATCAGAGCCGATTTGAGAAGGTGCAATGCCCAAGACTTGCCTGCGCTGCCCGGGTCTTGAGGGATCGATCCGCGAACCGCGCGCCCATCAGCCGCCGCCGTGCTGGCAAGCAACCGCTCAACGCCCGCCGCGTTTACTTGGTCTTTGACGACATGGGCGATGCAGATGCGCCGGTCCGGGCCGATGCCAACCTTGACGCCAGCCGTCCGGGCCGCGGCTGGATCGTTCGTTGCAGCCAAGTCCCATCCGCGCACCCAAGTATACCCCGCAGGCTCGGCTTGAATGGTCCGAAAATCTGACCGCTTGAACATGCCGCCACCGCGGGGTGCGGGCCTTTGCTGAAGCTGTCCGGCGCTGGCGTAGATCCCCATGGTCTTTTCAAGCTGCGCGACCTGATGCTCAGGGAACCGATCGGGAAACAGCAGTTCGCCCTCGATCGTGCGCGGGTCAACGGGAGAGCGGCGGTCCGCTTCAAACCGCATCGGCAGGCAAAGGTGTGTGTATCCCAGATCAATCGCCACGGCGGAAACGTCGGACTCGTGCAATCTCTGCATGATGATCACGATAGCCGAATCTTCATTATTGACGCGC